TTGATACTGATACTCCAGCACGAGTCTCGTCTGGAGTATCAGTATCAACTCCGCAAGTCTATTGCTGCGTTTTCTGGCTGGCGAATGACAAATCAGCCTGAGTCGCTAAATAGCTATCAGGCTACTATCATTGGCGCCTTAGCTCTTGCTAAGTCCCGATGATTAACTACCTTGGTCCGCATGGTGCGGTCTAGGGAATCAAACTTCGGATGCTTAACAAATGGCTCTACCTGACCCCGTATCAGTCGCTGCCCGTGCGCCCACTCCGGCCCTCGTTATGAGGGTCGTGAAGGCGGACGGGTACGGCTCGGAAAGGCGGGACGATAATGGCTCGTTCGCCATCATCGCCTCGCATACTCCCACCGATGGAAAAGCGGTCGAGCGTCATTATCTCAAAGTTTCTGAGACTAAAGACGCCACGTCGCCCTACACCGGTGGAACCTCGAAGCAGACTGCCATAGTCACGCTTCAGGCAAACTTTCCGCCATTTGGATGGACGGCTGCTCAAAAAGAGGCAGCCGTCATGGTCCTTTTGGATTATCTACAGGATGCGGAGGTCACCATCGCGAAGTGGTTGCTCAGCCAGTCTTAGGACTGGCTGTTAAATGAGTCGGAATCGATTGTCCGTACTCATCGGACTAACCAAAGAAAGGCTAGAACAATGAGTGCTATGACGGTTGAGACCTTCTCGTGCGACCGCTGCGAGATGGAGTACAAGTCCAATTTCCGGCCTGTGTTCGTCGGACGGTTTAATCATCATCACTGCGAGCGTTGCGATGTGGAAGTCAACACGATTTTCGTGCAGCTTCTTAATCACAATGTCAGCGTGGCGATGAACAAAATCGCACGGCGGAAAACACAATCCAGACAACCTTACTCCAACGCGATTCGCAATGAGGTGTTTAGCCTCACCATGAATATCGTTGAGCAGGCGCTCAATCTGAGCTATCGTGCTCGGATTGATTCTCAGACCAAGACTTTAGTCTGAGGTTGGACAGTACTATAGAGTCGTCTGTTACGGTCCCGTTTTCGGGGAGTACCCGTGACGGCGAACAGACCGCTATGCATCATGTCGGGCCTTCTCGATGATGTGAGAAGGTTCGATCCTGACTTGAAAGACCTCGATCGTGATCTCTTGACGATCGAGTCGAGATTCAAACACGAAGGCCTCAGTTTTCTCACTGTGGCCCTTCCGACCTTTGCGCTCGCCTTCGACAGAGGGTTAGCGCTTCGGCGTCTGGAGCATATCCCCGGGTTCGCAAGGAACCGGGGACGACAAATCCCGAAATTTCTTTCGGGTATTGTCTCTAGAGTGTTTGATGAATTCACCGGTCATCTTTTGCAGGACGTTGATTTGTCGCATGTCAAAAGCGTGCGGCAGATTCTACTCTTGTTTAAGAAGTTTGGTCTGTCGGAAGAGAACACCGATGCCTTAGACAAAAAGGCAAAGACCAAATTCTTCAGCACTGACGACGAGCTAGTCGGACTTACGTTCGACGACACGCGCCGTCACTTTCTGAAGATGTGCTGTCAGACGATACTTCCAAATCTCGAAAGAGAGGAAGAACACGTCTTTAAGCACGGGCCGGGGGCGGTTGCTGAGGGTCATCTAGCGAACTCCAAATGGAGGGCGATCTGGGAATTCATCCAAATGGATGGAAACCTGGATTGCCTGGGGATGGATCTGTTCGGATTATCCGATCGGATTGATCTCCAAAAGCCAGATGCAGAACCGCCGGTATTGAGAGGAAGAGCTAAGCTCATATCTGTTGCGAAAAAT